GCGGAAATTGCGGATAAGCAACGTATTAGTGAGACATATTCTCAGGGTGCTGAAAGTATCTTCACAGATAGTTATCAAGATAATGCCGATGCAGATAACCCATCCGAAGTCTCCTTTACGATCCCTGACAATGCTGTACATGTTAATGAGATTCGTTTCTCGTGTCGTTTAACGAGTTTTAGAGCATATTCTAAGGCTACACAGGGCGGCGGAGCAACTACACGATCGACTTCGGACGGTGGAGCAACTACACGATCGACTTCGGACGGTGGAGCTTCTCAGCAAACCAGTTCCAGTGGCGGTAGCAGCAATCCCACTTCAAGTGGTGGGGGTAATACAACACAATCATCTACTTCTGGTGGTGGAGGAACAAGTACATCAAGTAGTGGAGGATCAACACAAACGTCATCTGGTAGTGGCGGTAGTAGTAGTACGACATCATCTTATAATGATTCTGGTTCTACTGGTGATGCGATTTGGAAAGATAGTTTAAACAGTTATCCGATTCAAGCAACGACTGTTTACGGACAATCCCACTCGCATAATATTCGCTATCATACACATAATGATTCGCATAGACACACTGTTATAGTACCAAGTCATCAGCACAGTGTAAGTATTCCTTCACATACGCACAGTGTAAACATCCCAAGTCATCAGCACAGTGTAAGTATTCCTTCACATACGCACAGTGTAAGTATTCCTTCACATACGCACAGTGTAAACATCCCAAGTCACTCTCACAGTGTATCGATTCCAAATCATACACACAACATTACTTTACCCGATCACGTTCATCAAATCGAATATGGTATTTATAAAGGGCCGTCTGCATCTCGCATGTCTGTATATTTGGATAACACATTAATTGGAACTTATAATAGTTCTGTTAGCGATGTTAATCTGATTGCATACATGAGTAAGAATGCAAATGGTGATATTCTCAGAGGACAACATACAATTCGAATTGTACCTAATGGTTTAACTCGGATTGAATGTACGTTCCAGATTCGACTCTTCACCAATGCACATGGCGGAGGTCAATATTAAATGAAAGGAGAAAACGTATGAACTTACGAACAATGTATCCTCCTCAAAAGGATTCTCCGTCTACGTTCATCCAAGGCGATATTTCAGCAACTGACATCTATATTGTTGTTGGTAATTCTGACATGCTTCCTCAGGAAGTGCCATATCCTTTGACGCTTGGTATTGATAAAACCTTGACCGAAACCGTTATCGTAACGAAAGTTGGTCAAGGAAATAATCAACTTACTGTAACTCGTCAACAAGGTTCTTTGGCGTGGCTTGCTGGGACGAAAGTAGCACGTGTCTTTAACGCGGCCGATCTTTTAACCTTGCAACAGAATGTGACAGACGTTGTCAATCAGTCTAATACAAATCAGGAAAATATCATCACTCACGACGATGCTATTACTGCTTTGGAAGAGACTGTAGGTAATGAATCTAGTGGACTTGTTAAAGAACTGGCTGATGAAATTACAAGAGCAATGGATGCTGAAACAGCTGAGACAAATCGGGCTATGGCGGCAGAGGCAACGATCAATGCAGCAAAACCTAGTCGAACTGAGCTTCCTCAGATAATTACTGACTGGGAACCTTTGGCCAACGGCACAGAAATGCTTATTACTTTAACTCGTTATAACGCTAATACAAAGACAACTTCAACGTACACGAGGGTTATTCCTCTTGTATCTGACAGTTCAGTGGGTCTTATGACTCCTGAAGCTTACGAAGAAGTTAATTCTTTACGTAATGACGTAAATGCTTTGCAACAGCAAGGCGGTAGATTTATTGGAGTAAGCTTTGCAACCAAGGCTGATCTTGATGCCTACATTATTCCTAGTACCGTCAAAATAGGAGACTTTACTTATGTCTTGGACGATGAGACGCATGAAGATGCAACAACTCGTTATATTTATGACGGAACAATTTTTGACTTCGCTTACGTCATCAATTACGATCCAATCGGAATTGCTACAAGCGATATTGCAGGTATTGTAAAAAGCGATAACGGCTCAACAGATGGTAAAATCTTTGTCGAGATTGATGGAACAATGAGTGTTATTGGTTGGAATGCTCTGAAAGAAAGAGTTGAAACAATCGAGACCGATTTGTCCGTCAATAAAGTTATCGAACTTATACAATCCTTACGGACGTCTCAGTCTTTGATTGAATCCTTAGAAGACAGTTCTATGGAAGAAGTCCTTGATTCTGATGGTAACCCATTGAAAGCGCAGATTCGTCTGCAGATTATATAAGGAGGAACATTATGGCTAACAAGAAATTGACAATGATTCTTGATAATGGAAATGTTATCAAAGATTTGATTCTTAATGGTAACAACTACGTTAGCAATACGGAGGTTACGGAGAATGTGTTTTCTGGTAAGATCTCTCCTGTAAAAATCTCCGATGGCGTAAAAGAAGAAGTTCTTGAGAACATGGAATTTGTTCGCATCGCCAATTGGGAAGATAAGTGGTGGATTCTTATTCAGGAAAAACCGCCGATATCTGAAACTGAGAAACTTCGTGCTGATCTCGAGTACCTATCGATGATGTGCGATGTTGAACTGTAAACCGAAAAGGAGGATTTAATATGCGCATTAATGTATATCCTGCCGTCCAAACTATGACGGCACAGAATGTTCTGGTTCTTGATGGACCGGATGGAACAAAAACGATTAACGGAAAAGATGCCGGTATTGCTTTAAATGGTTTGATCAGTCCTGAGCAGCATCGAATGATTTTCCGTGGGAAGAATCTTGGCTCGGCTCCAACTCCGCAGCAGTTGGCTGCCATCCGTGATGGATCTTTTACAGATCTATATTTGGGAGATTACTGGGTTAATGGTGGCATTACATATCGTATTGCTGACTTTAATTACTGGTCAAACTCTGGTGATACAGCATTCACAAAACCTCATTTGGTGATTGTTCCTGATCAGGCAATGGGTAATGCTCAGATGGAAGCGACTAACATTACCACCAATGGTTATTTCGGCTCTGCTATGAGACAAACGACTATTCCTGGTGTTGTTACAACATTGCAAGGCATTTTCGGCTCAGCACTTCAGACGCACAGAGAATATCTTGTAAATGCAAGCGCAAATGGACGCCCTTCTGCAGGTTCTTGGTATGATTCCATTGCAGACATTATGCAAGAAACGCAGGTTTATGGTGGCACAATCTTTGCCGTGTGTTCGGACGGAACTACTATTCCGAATCTTTACACGATTAATAAGCAACAATTTGCTTTGTTTGCGATGGTTCCGAAGTTTGTCAACCCTAGTCGTTATTCTTACTGGCTGCGTGACGTCGTTTCGGCTGCTAATTTTGCCCCTGTGCTCATCAGTGGCAATGCGAACCTCAGCAGCGCTTCGACCTTCCTTGGGGTGCGTCCTTGCTTTGCTATTGGGTAATTGAGCCGCTGTGCGGCGAACACAAACAATTTGAAAGGAGATTCCTATGAGTGCTAAATATGAAATGTTAAAGAACTTCTACGAAGAAGGTCTGTGGGATCAGAAAAGACTCAAGAATGCTGTGTCTAAGAACTGGATCACCGTAGAAGAGTATAAACTGATTACAGGCGAGGAATATAAAGTCTGAGTGTTATACTCAAGAATCGGAATGAATCTCGATTTGAACCAATAGTGAACGCTGTTAAATTAGAGCAAGAACTATTGCTTCTGGCATTCAGAGATTTCGGCCTTAAGGATGTCTACGCATTCGCTAATAGACAATACAACTTTGGGCGTAAAGATACGCCTACTCCTTATCAGTATATCGTCTTAATGTCCGATCTGAAGAAAGAAGTGCGTACAGCTATGGACTTAATCTTGGTTAACGTTCGAATAGCAAATCGTGTACGAGTCGATTCAGAAATGGAATTCCATAAGCGACTAGAACATCAAAATAAGGCTTTGTTCTATATAGAAGTAGTTATCGTACATTTGAATAAGATCGTTGATGTATTTAACGTCGACATTAACTCTTACAAGAATGTAATAGAGCTATTATATTTAGAACAGAAATTGATCAATAAGTGGATCAAGTCCGATAAGAAAAGATATACTAGCGGTTAATATCTGATTGTGCGTTTCGGCTGCTAATTTTGCCAATGTGAACAACAATGGCAATGCGAACAACAACAGCGCTTCGAACTCCAATGGAGTGCGTACTTGATTTGACTGGGACTAAACGTGCCAAAATTAGTCTAGCCAAAGGAGATATTGACCGGTTCTCAGAGTAAGAGACAAATCATATAGCCTATGCCTCCTACTAAGGTAGATGAGTGCTAGAAAGGTGAGTATAATCATGGCTTCTATTACAAAACAACAAATGACTGATGCCAATAACTTATATAAAGCTTATAAGGCATCTATCAAAGGAAGTAAGTGGAAAGAATCATCACAAAGTTATTCCATTGACTTTCTTAAACGTCTTTTCCTATTGCAAGATGAACTGGAAGAACAGACGTATAAACCATCGCAAGAATCAACGTTTACATTACACGAGCGTGGTAAGATTCGTCCTATTACTTGTATACAACCGAGAGATCGAATTGTACGACACGTCCTTTGTGACGATGTTTTGATGCCAGAAATACGTCGTCGATTAATTTATGATAACGGAAGTTCAATCAAAGGTAAAGGACTTGATTTTACTCGCGATCGTTTTGAAACGCATGTTCATAAATACTGCACCAAAACAGGTTCTAATGAAGGTTATATTCTCTTTGGAGACTTCAGTAAGTTTTACGATAATGTACAACACGATATTGCTAAACGACAATTACTTGAATTGTATCCAGAAGATGCATACCTTGAATGGATTCTTGATGTTATATTTGATAACTTTCAAATAGACGTGAGTTATCTTTCTGACGAGGATTACAACCATTGTATGGATACATTATTTAACAAGTTAGAGTATCGAACAATCGATAAATCTCTGAAAACCAGAGAAAAATGGATGGCTAAATCGATTAATATTGGTGATCAAATCAGTCAATTAATTGGTGTATTCTATCCAAGTCGTATTGATTCATATGTCAAGACAGTTCGTAGCCAGAAGTTTTATGGTAGATATATGGATGATTTCTATATTATTAGCCAATCCAAAGAAGAACTTCAAGATATTCTTGGAGAGATTGAGAAGATTGCTAATGATTTAGGCATATTCATTAACCATAAGAAAACGGCTATTGTTAAATTATCTCAGCCATTCACATATTTACAATTGAGATATTATGTAACATCGACCGGTCATATCACACGTAAACTTGGTAAGAAACGTGTACATTCTATGCGAGTTAAACTTAAAAAGATGAGCCAACAAGAGGAAACAAAATTTGATGACGCTGTCACAATGTTCCGAAGTTGGATGGGATCATTCTATAAATTGCTGCCGGACAACACTCGAAAAGAAATGCTCGCATATTTCGAAATTCTCTACGATTGTAAAATTACGATTCGTAAAGTAAAACATAAATACAAAATGTTCTTCTCGCAAAACTAACAACGCATATAATGAAAGATGAAGAGATCTGGGTTCGAATCCCAGCTAGTGGTGTAATGGTAGCACGCTTCTCTTTTATTATTTCGTTAAGGAGGATAGTTATGTGAAGTATGAACCAGCAGTCTGTTTCACGAAGAAACAAGTAGCAGAGCGCAAACGATGGCTTAGGAATTATCTCGAGAATGTTTGGGATCCTGAGGAAGAGCCTCGTATTGCATTTGATGCTCGTCTTGTCGAACTCATACAAATGAAGGGACGAGTAACAAAGAAAATTATGGAAAGGAGGACTTGGAGTAATGAAGGGACCCGAAGCAGAAAGAATCATCAACGAGCAAGTGAAAAAGTGTCTGGATATTCTAGTTGTTAAAGCAGGAGAATATGCGCCTGGATACGAGGATATACTTCACAATTTTAAAGTTAGTGCAGGACTTCACGGCTCTACAATGCAAGCAGCTCTTGCCGGAATGATGGCAAAACACACAACGTCCGTATACGACATGTGCCACTCTGACGAGATCTTCTCGCAAGAGAAATGGGATGAAAAGATCATTGATCACATCAACTATTTGCTGTTGTTACAATGTATTGTTCATGAACAAAGAAAGGAGTTAACCAATGAGTGTAAAACAAATATTAAATAGGGCTGGCAAGACTCTGTCTAAGAACAGTCCAACAATACTTACTGGCATAGCAATAGCTGGCACATTTACGACCGCAGTTCTGGCGGTTAAAGCTACTCCTAGGGCTCTACAGCTGTTGGAGGACGAGGAAGTGCGATTGGACGACAATCTGACTGTTAAAGATAAGATTCGTGTCTGCTGGAAGTTATATTTACCTGCAGCAGGTGTTGGATTAGCAACAGCTGGATGTATCGTTGCAGCAAATACAGTTAATTTGCGTCGTAACGCTGCTCTTGCAGGTTTATATTCTATCACAGAAACGGCCTTCAAAGAGTATCAGAACAAGGTCGTTGAAACTATTGGCTCTAACAAAGAGCGCAAAGTTCGTGACGAAGTTAACCAAGATCGACTTGATCGCAATCCATCTGGTGCGAATCAGATCTTTATCACCGGTAAAGGTAAGGTTCTTTGCTACGATAAGTTGTGTGATCGATATTTTGAATCTGATCACGAAACGATTCGTAAAGCTGTTAATGATATCAATCTTGAATTAAGAAATTCAATGTTCGTTGAGCTGAACGATTTATATTATGCAATAGGACTTGCTCCTACAGGTCTTGGCTCAAAGGTCGGCTGGGAGATTGATCATGGATACTGCGAAGCCAAGTTTTCTACTGGCTTAAATGAGAACAACGAACCTTGCCTTGTAATGGATTTTGACGTATATCCCAAATTCGCTTAGGGTCGCTTACTTTTCTCATGCTATAAGATTTCTTAAACATTAGCGCGTAAAACAACGCGTATAATGAAACATTTGAAAGGAGAAGAAGGAACATGCGACTAAGTAAAGAAGCGAAGAAACGAATTATTGAGGAACGAGACTTAACATTCACGAAGATGAGTCAAGAAGGAATATCCGATGAGGATTGGACTCTCTATAAGAAACAGTATGATGGGTATTGCGAGATGCTGAAAAGCAATTTTAAGATATCGCCTGATACACTGTTGGTTGTAGGAGGTAATCTACTTGGAATCCTGCTGATACTCAACTTCGAGAAGGCTGAGATCGTAACCAGTAAAGCATTAAACTTTGTGCTAAAAGGAAGGGTCTAATGACCCTTCTTCTTTTATTTTAGGAAAGGAGGAGATTCCATTGACAAATAAGTACACTAGCACGTTCACCAAGGCAACAATGTGTGTTGTTTATATTTTGTTTATCTTGGGAGCGATCATTGGTGGAGTTCTGGTCGTTTGCTCGGCTGTTTGGGATACAAAACTCGGTCTGCAAATTGATACAGGCATGTTTATTGCTTATGCAGCATATTTGGGTACACCAACAGCTGTTGCAATAGGCTTCTATGCCTGGAAGAGTAAGGCTGAAAATCTCTTGAAGATCAAGGCCAGCAACGAAGGAAAAGAACACGATCCACTGATGGATACATTAGCTAATATGGGAGGAAATACTTAATGAACATTTTACGTTTTATTGGTACATACTGGCACGACATCTTGGTCGTCCTTATTCTTTTGGTAAGCTTTGGGTTTGCCGTTAAGAAATGGTGGCCAAATTGGCAGGCTATGTCCAGTGCAGAGAAGGTTGCATATGTCTCACGACTATTGCAGAACCTGATTCCTATTGCACTTGGACTAGTTACTGATGCTGAAGCGCAGTACGGTGGTGGCACCGGCAAGATCAAGCGGGCTTATGTAATTGACGAGTTATATTCTAGAATACCCGATGAGTTTAAGCCGTACGTCACCGAACAGAATCTAGACGCTATACTTACTAAAGCTCTGGATGAAGCCAAGGTTCTCTGGAAAGAGAATACACAAATTAAAGCACTTATAAAAGGAGAATATTGACATGAAAAAGAAGAAATTCATACGTTTCTGTCTTCTTGTTGTACTATGCATCATATTTGTAGTGGCAGGATTTGGCTGCCACAAAGCAACAAAAGCATTACCACTGACACAACCAGTAGCTTATATTCCCTCGCAAACACCTGAATCAACAATTATTACTACACCTTTACCCGAGCCAACTCCGGAACCCGAACCTCGCTATGGCTTTACCGAAGACGAGATACATATTTTAGCCGTACTACTTTGTGGTAGCAAACATGTAGATGGAGATGGCGAATACGACTTTGATTTTGGCAATGATGAGAGATACGATCAGATCTCTCTAGTCTTATGTGTAGTTATGAACCGTGTGCGCAATGAGCAATTTCCAGATACAGTTATCGAAGTAATCACTCAACCCAATCAATTCTCACCAATGAAGCGTTGGACAGGAGAATTACCTGAAGTCAGCGACATCGCACTCCAAAGAGTGAGAGAGTGGTGTGACGCTTATGATCGCTACGATCTTGGAATCCAATCAGTGCCTGAAGACCATTTATATTTCACTGGCGACGGTATTGAGAACCATTCAAGTACGACATGGTAGCGAGAAAAACATACCGTATAATGAAACTATTCTGAAAGGAGAATTCTACGATGAAAAAACTAGAACTTGTTAAATTAGGAGTTGATGTTGTAGTAGGCATAGGAGTAGGCATTATTAGCGGTAATGCTCTTGCTATGGTTACACCAGTTACAGGAGGGGTCTTAACGAAGATCTGTACTAAAGCTGGTGCAACTGTACTAGAGAGTATGCTGGTTAGTAAAGCTACGGACTATGTCGATGAGACGATCGACGACCTACACGAGAAGGTTCAGAAAATTGTTGGTAAGTCTGAAGAGACAGAATAACCATAAGAGGAGATTAAGATTACTTAGTCTTCTCTTTATTTTTTAAAGAAAGGAGGAAGGTAAATGGATCTCACCCCAGCTTTAGGAACGAACATCAAAGACTGTAAACCTGATATTTTAGTAGATAAAACATGGCGTGTTAGTGAGAAAATTGACGGAGTTCGTCGTCTCTTTTATAAGAGTAAAACCGGTTTGATTACTGCATATTCTCGCACAGGTAAACAAGACAAATGGCTTACGCACATAACTTCATTTCTAGAACCACCATGGTTTCCATATGACAAAGTCTATGACTGTGAACTTGTGGACCGTGAGTTATATTTTAACAAAGCAGATAGCTTCTTACTCCGAGCAGAAACAACAGGTAAAGCCAATCAACAATATCCTGATAACAAGCAAGATTTGATGGCGATTTGCTTTGATATTTATACACCTGGAGGAACCGATAATGGATTCGCCAGAGATAAAGAGCTTAGCGATCTTCTTGGTCAGCAACCACTTAACAGTCCTATGATCAGAGTTCCTATATTTGGTACAATTGAAGGAGCGAATACGGACGTTCTCAATTCTTTGATGAGCCAAGTACAAAGGTATGGTGGTGAGGGACTTATGTTGATGGATTTAAATGAGATGTATATTCCTGGTCGCAGTAAAACTTTACTGAAGGTTAAAAGACTTGATGAGTATTCTGGTGTCGTGGTCGATGTCGAAATGGCTACGGACGGTACTAAGATCAAAGGTGGAGTGGCTGCCTTAATTTGTCAGGTTAAAGGATGTACAGTTCCTGTTCGAGTTGGAACTGGTCTCTCTCATCAGCTAAGACAAGATATGGCTCAAGACTTACCAAACGTCATTGGCCATAAGATTGAGATTGACGCTTTTAGTAAAACGAGGGATGCTAAAGGAAATATTAGTCTCAGTATGCCTGTATTTAAACGATTGTTGTAAGGCCCTCGCACCGTTTACAACGCCTATAATGAAACATATTTGAAAGGAGAACATATACATGAAAAACTTTATTGAGGTAATTAAGACAAACAAAAAGGCTATTATCACGAAGGGGATTGTTATCCTTGCCAGTGTTGGAGGTCTGTTAGTAACAGCCGCCATCCTTGGGAAGAACAACGAAACCGATGAGGATGAGGCCATGGAGTTTGACGAAACCGAAGAAATCGTTGATGTCGAATCTACTGAAGAGTAAGGTCAACAAGAGAAGATTGAGTAAATAATACTTGGTCTTCTCTTTATTTCAATGAAAGGAGAAGCGCAATGATGAACTCAGAATCCGAAGGCGAATTGGCTGTAAGTATGTCAATGGAACAATGGGCGCCTTTATATTTTCCAACTGAAGATGAAGCGAGACAAGCATTAGCCACGTGTGTGGACGAGAAGCTGACCATCTATCAAACTGAGAGTGGTCAACAGGTTTACCATGAAGCTGATAAGAATCGCTTTATTATATTTATCAAAGATGGCAGGAAGGAGAAATAGCCATGGAAGAAAAGAAGTTAACCAGAGGCGATGGTCTTGACTTTCCCAGCAATAGTGACAAACCTAAGGCCAGACGTGAGTCACAAGAGCCTAAGAGAGAAAAACAAGTTGCTGTGGTAAAAGGTCGTGTTACGAAACAGAAAAAATCCCTCGGGGCTAAATTCTCGGAAACATTCTTTGGTGATGACACTAAGAGTGTTGGGGATTATATTGTATATGATGTACTTATCCCGGCAATGAAAGCTACTATGAGTGACATGGTCTCTGGTGGTATTGAGATGTTGTTGTTTGGAGAACGCCGTGGTCGTAATACTAGGCGAGATGGAGGTAAATCATATGTATCATATTCGTCGTACTACGGGGACGGCCGTCGTAATAATGATCGAGACAACAGAGATCGCGGTAGTAACTATTCCCGTACTTCCCGTGCTCGTCATGACTTTGACGACATTGTATTTGAATCGCGTGGTGAAGCAGAAGAGGTTCTAAGTCATTTGGTTGATTTAACAATCGATTATGGCGTTGCTTCTGTCGCCGATTTCTATGATCTCTCAGGAATTGAGAGTCAATTTACTGATAACAAATATGGATGGACAACCTTACGAGATGCTTGTACAGACCGAGTTCGTACGGGTTATGTCATCCGTCTACCACAAGCTAAGCCGCTGGATTAAGATCCGCGGCTTTATATTCTGAAAGGAGTTATTAAACATGGCAATCACATATAAAAACTACTATAGAAATCAGAGGAACAAACACGACATCGTTCTTGCAACGTATAAGGATGCTGGCGAAGTTCTTCACAAACTCGTTCACTTGATTGAGACTTATGGTCACGCTTCAGTAGCGGATCTGTATGATCTTGTTGGGATGCCGAATTCATATTTCAACGTCTTAATTGGCTGGAGCTCTTATCAAGATATTACAATTAAGCGTTGCAGAGAGGGATATTTATTGTCTCTGCCAGATGCAACAAAGTTTTCTATAACACCGAAAGAAAGGAATTATTGCTTCAATGACGTTAACGTCACAAAGGCACTTTTGAATTCTTTTTATGGTGTAACTGGAAACTTCGGCCGTCGTAATGGTAAACAGGACATGCTCGACTCGATGCTGTACGGTTATGCAGCTAAAGATCGTGCTCTTCAGAACGCAAAACCTTTCGTATTCCAGCTTGAGATCACAAACGTCATCTACAATGACCCGGCGACCATCGTGTTCTGGTCTGATAACACAAAGACAATCGTCAAGGCGACGAACGAAAAGTTTGATCCCGAGAAAGGTCTTGCGATGGCTATCGCCAAGAAGTATTACGGCAACCAGGGTAACTACTTCAATCATCTCAAGAAATGGATTCCTTCTCACAAACCGGTGGTATCCAAAGCTAAACACAAGGTCGGTGATCAAATCAGTTTTGATCTTAAAGGCTTTGGTCATTACACTGCAACCGCTCAGAAGGTTAACGATGACGGTTCTGCTATGTTCTTGTTCGACACAATTCTTCCTGAAGAGCGTTGTGTAAATGACGAAAGAACTAATGCCGGCGGATTCGGAAAGAGCGATTTGAAGAAGTGGATCGATACAAAACTTCTTCCAGCTTTTCCGGATGATATTCGCGATCAGATCAGAGAACTTACAATTCCAACAGTCGGCCAGATCTTTGGTAAAGACGAGTGGTGCGAAGACGTATTTGTTCCAGATCAGGACGAGCAATGGCCTTTGATGAAAACCGCCGAAGGCAGAAGAGCAAAGCGTAACGGGGACTATGATTGGTATTGGCTGCAAAACGCTACGAAAAAAGACGTTTCGGCTCCTCTTTTTGCCTCTGTGGACATCTATGGCTATGCGGCCGCCGACGGCGCTTCGACCTCCCTTGGAGTGCGTCCTTGCTTTGCTATTGGGTAATTGAGCCGCTGCGCGGCGATAAGGAGGAGACTCATAATGCGTGACTACAATTTTTGGAATTTCCTCGGTGATATTCTGTTGGTCTGCATTACTGGCGGCCTCTGGTTGATCTGGATCTTCATCCGCGAGATGCGGAGACGTAACCGATAGTTATATTGTAATAAGGTCATACATCAGGTAAAACTCACATCCTGAATAGATGTTGTGTGCTAAGGGTCAGGTGCCTTATTACGTTATATTTAAAGAAAGGAGACACCATGAGAATTATTAAAACACCTACGGCGGTCACTCCTGGATACGCCGATAATGGGTCTGCTGGAATGGATTTGTATGTAGACACGGAGAAAGAGTACACACTCGAGCCTGGTGAAACATATTTGCTTCCCACGGGTATTCGTGTTGAGATTCCAAAGAATTGCTTTGGTGCGATTTATCCGCGCAGTTCTTTGCATAAGAAAGGCATGACTCTCGCAAACAATGTAGGTATCATTGATGCCTCATATCGTGGAGAGATCATGCTTCCCATCAAAAACATTATGGCGGATATTATCCGTATTAATGGGCAGTACGGAATTCGTACTCCGCTATGCCAACTCATTATCCAGCCTTATAGGTATGAGAGAATTGAAGTTGTCGACAGTTTAACTGAGACCAGCCGAGGCTCAGGAGGATTCGGCTCCTCAGATTTTAATAAGAAGAAGGAGAATTGACCATGCATACCATTTCATTTTACAAAAATCTATTAGAATTGCAGGAAACATACCCGGACCATTATAAGATGAGCGGATTCTGCAAGATTATCCATACGGAGCCGGACACATATTCTGTCGTGTTGCCGAGCCTTGAGTACAACTCGAAGCAGGACGACGGCAATGCCAATACTAGAGACCGCTATATGGGAATTCTTCTCAAGGAGTTTGCTAATCCTGTAGAGAAGACAGAAAACTATCGTATTCTATACAATAAGTTATATTCTCAATACGGTCCGCAAATCGCTAACGAGTTCCTTCTTGACGATGTTCTGGGTGTTATCTACACTCATAACAGTCAAAACATCACAACTAAGCCTTATTGTTTCGCTTACGACTTCGATATGCTGGCTGAGAAGGGCGCATTCTTTACGGATATTTCCGATAGACCTGCTCAGCATTTGGACAGCTTTATCCAACATGTTATTGAGTTCGTTGCGGTGACTTGCCGAGAAACCACAGGTGCCGTTGGTATGCCGGCGCTATTCCCTTATATGTGGTACTATTGGAATAAGGACAAAGAATCTGGCTATACGGCAGACCCAATGCGATATTTAGAGCAGCAAATCCAGATGCTTGTCTACAAGCTGAACGGCAGTGAAATGCGAATGAATGAAAGCGCATTTACTAACGTCTCTTGTATGGATGAATCATATTTGGATAATTTCTTTGGTGATCGTAACTTCCCTGACGGCGAACCTATTGTCGCTCATATTGAAGAGATTGTCGAACTTGAGATGTTCTTCCTTGAATGTGTTAATGATATTCTCTCACACAAGGTTATGACCTTCCCAGTTATTACTGACTGCGTTCTGTACAATGAGAAAACAAAAGAATTCGCTCATCCTAAGACAGCGAGACGCTTCAGTGATCTCAATACAAAGTGGTGTAACGCTAACATGTATTGTGGTACGGATATTTCAACTCTCAGCACTTGCTGCCGCGTTCTGAACAATATCGATACGATGAATACAAAGCTGAGCGGCTTTACAAACTTCATTGGCGGAAGTGATCTTAACATCGGCTCCGTTGGTGTTGTAACAGTTAACCTACCGTACTGGGCACAGCGAATGAAAGAGGACGGAGAAGGAACGGCTTCGATGTTCTCATATTTGGCCGGTGAGATTGAGCAGTGCTGTAAGTATCTGGACGGCGTACGTGCTTGCATCCAAGACCTTATTGACAAGAAAGCTCTCAAGCTTTATGATCTCAACCTTGCCAAACTGGAGCGTCAGTTCAATACGATTGGCTTCATTGGTTTATACGACGCTGCCAAGATCTTTGAGATTGAGGACGTACTGCGCTTTGAGAAAGATATTCTCCAGCTCTTTACACATGTAACTGAGCAGTTTACTGAGGATAAAACATATTCTATCAATATTGAGCAGATCCCTGGTGAAAGCGCCTGCGTCAAGTTGGCGAAAAAAGACAAACTCACATTCGGTGAAGACCGTGTTACTACGGATTGTTACAGCAACCAATGGATTCCTCTCAGCGAAGATTGCTCTATTAACGAGCGTAGTGAGTACGCTGCTACGCTTGATAAGCTCTGTGGAGGCGGTTCTATTCTCCATCTTAACATCGATGCGCCGTTCTCTAACACAGAGCAGGCATGGAAACTCCTGAACGAGATCGCCAAGAAAGGTGTTATATATTTCGCTTTCAACAATCGCATCAGTGTATGCGAGCACGAGCATGGCTTCTACGGTGATACCTGCTGGTGTGGAGCGCCTAAGGTTGGTGAGGCCACAAGACCTGTTGGCTTCATTACTTTGGTTAAGAACTGGATTCCGTCAAGACGAAAGGAGTATGAGGAAAGAAAATGGATTACACCATGATTAAGAAGATGCCTAATAGCGAAGCAATGGAGCTCGCTGTAACAAGAAATGACGGCTACTGTCCGTGTAAGATCATCAAAAATGAACATACCAAATGCATGTGTCTTGAATTCCGCAACCAGCCAAACGGCGAGTGCTCATGCGGTTTATATTACAAGACAGATGTCGACTTCGTCCTGTATACTCGTGAAGGATGTCCTCGCTGCGATATTCTTAAGAAGGAATTAGAGCGAGTTGGTAAGACCTACATAGAGTCTACAGATTATCCGGACGGGATGGAGACTCTGCCAATGATGGTTGCTGCTTCCGGAGTTGAGTACGACTTCAAAGCAGCCATGGCGCTCTTCCCACGGAGACGGACACTATGAGGCTTAAGCAAATCATCGACGAATCCTTCGGTGATTACAAGCTCTGTTCAATGTTACTAATAGCAGATAAATGTACATGGAAATGTGAGGGATGTCAGAATAGGCATCTCTCACAACTTCCTTCTCAAAATTTCCCGGATGAAGAAATTCTGGAAAGGTTTTGTAATAATCCATTGACAGAGGCGATCGTGATCGGTGGATTAGAGCCTTTTGAGCAGCTTAACGAACTAGTTATATTTATCGGCGAGGCAACAAAAGAGGAGTTGAACGTACCTATTGTAATCTATACAGGGTTTGAGATAGACGACTTCGACTTATATTGGAGCGGGTTTGAGCCAGCCGCTAAGACGTATAAAGGACCTGTCATCGTTAAGTTTGGGCGTTATGTCGCTAACAGTAAATCTATATTTAATGAGGATTTGGGTGTGACGTTAATCAGCACGAATCAATATACGCATGTATTCTAATTCATTCGCGCTTTTTACAT